CGGCGAGTGAAGATTACTGGGGCATTCCTGCGCCTGCGCCGTCATTGGCAACCACCGGGTTGCCGACAACGCTGGCGTTGCCGTACTGGTTCGATACAGCAGGGATTGTTCCGCCCGCGGCACCGCCGTTCGTGCCCGATGAAGATTTCTGGCCGCTCGCAGTGTCGCCCGCGAAGTTGTCGGTGCAGGGCGCTGCGTCACCGGCAACGCTGGTATGGCCGCAGCCGTTCGTGTTCGATGTCCAGGACGTGGCGGTAAGTCCGTCCAGCCAGGTTGACGAAGATTATTGGTCGCCGCCGCGGCCAGTGCAGCTCTTAGGGAATCAGCCTTTGTATCCGACGCCGGACCAGGCAGACTTTGTTTTCGTTCCACCACCGTCATTCGACGAAGACTTCTGGCCCAACGCACTGGCGTTGCCGCAACCCGCTTTGGGGACGCAATCCAGCACGCAGCTTTGGTCTGATACCGAATTTGTTTTTGCTCCGCCCGCTGCGGTTGTAGATGAAGACTTCTGGCCGCTCTTCGCGGCCGCTCCGCAATGGTTCACCATGAATCTCGTGGCGGTGAACTGGTCTTTAGCGATAGACAACGCGGAAAGCATCACTGGTCCTCTGCCGGATAGAACTCCCGGCCCGTATTGGATCCGTCGCGACGGCCAGGCCCAGGGATTGTTTGGACGGAAGCGGTGGAGATAGCAAAAATCTTTAGCCGCGAATCAACGCGAGCAGACGCGAATTAATTCGTGTTCATTCGCGTGCATTCGCGGCTAACCACAAGGAGCATCATGCAAAAGACATTGCGGCTGTTTGCCTCGCTTACCAAGATTGATGAAGCCCGGCGTGAGGTCTCCGGCCTGGCCACCGCTGAGATCGTGGACAAGGAAGGCGAGCTCTTTGACTACGAATCCTCCAAGCCCTACTTCAAAGCCTGGACTGACGAGATGGCCAAGGCCACTGAAGGCAAGTCACTGGGCAACGTGCGTGAGATGCATCAGCCGTCGGCCGTGGGCAAGCTCACCGGTATTGCGTTTGATGACGAACTGAAGCAGATCAGCGTAACCGCGCGGATCGTGGATGACGTTGCCTGGCAGAAATGCATTCAAGGTGTGTACACCGGCTTTTCCATTGGCGGATCGTATGTAAAGGTCTGGCGCGATGGTGAGTTCACTCGCTACACTGCCAACCCCGCGGAGATCTCGGTCGTGGACAATCCGTGCAATCCCGGTGCGCACTTTACGGCCGTGAAGGCGGACGGCACCATCGAAGTCAGAAAATTCACCGGGGCTTTGAGGCACGAAGAAGCAAACACCAATGGCCGCTTCCGGCGATCGACGAAAGCTTTCAGCAGCAGATCCACACAGCAGCAAGGCGCGGACAATCCTGCCCGCATGACCAAAGAAAACATGACCGAACTTACGGAGGGGATGAAGACCGTGTCAGACAAAATGAATAAGGCGGGTGCAAAGCACTCGGAGGAAACCAAACAGCATCACGAAGCCATAGCGGCGTGCCTGGACGCATGCGCCAAAGCGCTGGCCGAGGCCAAGCCGCACATGGATGCGCTACTGGCCAAAGATAACGGCATGGAAGCCGCCGTTCACGCCGCGGTTTATAAGGATTCGCCGGCATCGGCGGAAATACGAGCAGGAGAGCAACCAACCATGTTGGAAGCATATGAGAAAAGGCAGTTGGAAAAGGCGCAGGCCAATTCCGCGGAGGCGCTCTCGAAAATCGCGGAGCTGGAAAAGAGCGTAAATGACGCTGCGAAAGCAGACGACGTGCAGAAGGGCTTTGAGGCCATCGCGGGAACGCTGAATGAGCTGGCCAAGTCGATTGCCCGGCTTGCCGGAGTAACTCCGGTCGGCATTGATCCTGATGCAACGGCGTCCGCGCCCAGAGTCGCCCGCACGGTTGTTCCCGGCGCATTCATTCCCGGAACAACCGTAACCAAAGAACAGGATTCCGTGTATCCGTCCAAAGTCACGGCAGATGATCTGGCCAAGATGACGGCGGACGAACGCGCCACGTATGAAATCAAGAAGGCGTTGCAGAATCCGCAGGTCATCCGCCAGAGCCCCGGCTACTTCCGCTCCGCGCAGTAACTGCGACAGGGTCCACCATTCGTCTTACCTTTTCTCCGGGCTGAGAAATGGATTCAAGCAATGTTCCAGGACTTGACCCAGCAGACCATGGATCTGCTGTCTAAAATTCCTACTTCGCCTTCGTCCTTGTCTAAAACCACGATCGCGACGACCTTGGGCCTGAACGCAGTTGATCTGCGCGGCCCGGCGCTCAACCTCTATCCGGTCCTCACTCCGCTGCGAAATCGGCTGCCGCGCGAGGTGAGCAATGAAGGTGACACGGCCACACGCTGGAAGGCAGTCACCGGCGTGAACACGGGCCCGCTGATTTCGGCAACCGCCGGCGTATCAGAAGGCAAGCGTGGCGCGGAAATTGTTGTGAACGAGCTGGACTTTCTGGCCACATATGCCGGTCTGGGCCTGGAAGCTTCCATCAACATGGAATCCGTCTGGGCCGGTGGCAACGTGTTTGATAACAAGGCCACGCTCTCCAAGGCGCTGCTCAACTCCCTGATGATTGCGGAAGAGAACGTGCTTCTGGGCGGCAATAACTCTCTTACGCTGGGCCCGCCGGCTGCTCCGGTTACCACCGCTCCAACCAGCGGCGGATCTCTTGCTACCGGCGTGGCCATCAACGTATGGGTCTGTGCGCTTACGCTCGAAGGTCTGCGCCTGGCCACGGGGAACATCAACGGTCTGGGACTGCAACCGGTGCTGCCAGCCACGTCAGTGAAAGGAGCTGTCAGTCGCACGAACATTGACGGCACCACAACTCCGTTCGGCGGCGGCTCTTCCGCATTGAGTGCGGCTTCCAACCCGCAGACGCCCAGCGGCTCCAACCTGACAATCAGCGCATCGGTCGCGGCAGTCCGCGGTGCGGCCGGTTACGCATGGTTTGTCGGCACGGCTGTAGGCAGCGCGCCACTCACGGCCATCACCACCACCAACGCCGTCACCATCTCAGCGCCGGGTGTGAGCACACAGAACGCCAGCGCCATCACCGGTGACAACTCGCAGAACGCCACTGAGTTTGACGGCTTTATCACGCTGGCAGAGAAAGCCAGCAGCAACGGTTACTACCAGTCGCTCAACAACGCACCGCTCACGGCGGACGGAGCCAACGGCGTGGTTGAAATTGACGCAGCCCTGCAAAGCTTCTGGGACAACGCGCGTCTCAGTCCGAATGAAATCTGGGTGCATTCGCAGGAAGCGCGCAACATCAACAAGAAAGTCATGAATGCAGGCAGCAGTTCCATGATCCGCTTCACCAACCAGATGGGTGAAGAACCGTTCATCATGGGCGGCGCGTCGGTGGCCAAGTACTGGAACAAATTCACCAACCAGTGGATTGACCTGAACATTCATCCATCCATGCCGGCGGGCAAGATTCTCTTCAAGACCAATGAGATTCCTTATCCGCTGTCTGAAGTGGGTGCGGTCCAGGTGGTGCGGTGCCGCCGCGATTACTACCAGATTGAATGGCCGCTGGTGAGCCGGCAGTACGTCTACGGAATTTACGTGGACGAAGTGCTGGTGCACCGCGCACCGTTTTCCCTGGGAGTGATTGCCAACATCCTCAACGGGTAAAGCTCTTGACCGCTTTATCAGCCCGGAGAGGCGGTTGAGTAAAAGGGCGCGATGCGACTTGTCCTCCAGTCGCGCCCTTTCAAAAAAGCTGCTAGCTACTGGCTTCTAGCTAGTAGCTAGGAGCTAGAAGCTATTCACGAAAGGATTCCTGCATGGCTGCTGGCCCAGACGATCTTTGCACCCTGGCGGATTTAAAAGCGTGGCTGCCCAACCAGGGCAATAACGATGACGTAGCGCTGCAAAACCTCATCACCAACGGCAGCGCGCAGGTCCTGCAATTTCTGAATCGTCCACATATTCTTGCCGGCCTGATTGGCACGCTGACGGAAAATTACGACGGCAATCATTCAGATCGTCTGTTGCCGCACTTTTATCCCATCATCGCCGTGAATTCGGTCACGGTGGACGGCACGCCCATACAGCCTTCCACTGCGCCCACTGTCCCGGGATTTCTCAACGATGCGCGTCGCATCCTGCTGCGCGGATTTCAATTCTGCCGCGGCGTGCAGAACGTGGCCGTGAGCTACACTGCTGGATATTCGAGCGTTCCGCTTGATTTGAAATTTGCCGCGATGGAGACGTTCGCGCTCGCTTACCGTCAGCGCACACACATCGGCGAGAAATTGAACTCCATGAGCGGACAGATTACGCTGAGCTTTGACATGAGTGACATTCCTCCGCGATCGATGAACGTATTTCAACAATACCGGAGGCTTGCCCTGTGATCGCCTTTGAAATGGATAGCGCCCAGCTTGACGACTTATGGTTGGAGCTTGACACGCTGCCTCCGCGGCTGATGTTGAGATTAAACAGCGCGCTGGGATCGCTGCTCTACTCGGCGCTGGGATCGTCACTGCAAAAATATTTCAGCGGATCCTCGCCGGCGCGTGGTCCGGCAGGGAAGGTGCTCACATCGCGCTCCGGCAATCTGTTCAGTTCCGTCATGTCATCTTTGCAGACGTCCGTACAAGATGATGCCATCACCGTCAGCATCGGTTCCAACCTTCCGTATGCCGCCATTCATGAATATGGAGGCTACGCAGGGCGACCCGGGCCATTCAAGAAGAAAAACGGGCGCCGTCCTTATCTTCCGGCGCGGCCGTATTTGAATCCAGCCATGGATGACCTGATTGAGGTGCTGCCCGATCTGGTTGACCAGGCGTTTACACAACTGGCGGACACACTATGATTTTCTCTCGCGAACAAATTTATTCCGCCATCTTCGCCACGTTGCAGGCCAGCCTGCTCACGCCCGCCGGTCCATTCAAGACGGTGAGCCGCCGCTGGCAGGACCCATCACAACTGTCGCCGGCAGATCGTCCTGCGATCTATCAGGTGCAGAAGGATGAAGTGGCAACCACGGCGGTGAACGGACTACCGGTCAACTGGAAGCTGGGGCTTGATCTTGTGATCTACACCACGGGCGATACCGCGCCTGTCTCGATTCCATCCGTTGAGCTGAATTCTTTGCTTGACGCGGTGGAGATTGCGATCCGCGCGGTTGTTCCCGGACTGCCGCAGACGCTCAGCGGCAAAGTGTCACACTGCCGCCTGGCAGGGAAGATCGAAGTCGTGGAGAACGTTCAGGGAGGCATGGCGCTGGCCGTGTTGCCGGTGGAAGTTTTGACGAGCGCTTAGCCCAAAATACTCTTAGCCGCGAATTACGCGAATAAATGCGAATAAAAAAGATTCTTAGTTTCTGTCTCAGGCAATTCACTATGACAAGCCAAGGTAGCAATCGAAGAAGTAGGGAACGGCGACACCGAACCAACTTGTTTGGTTTTAATTCGTGTTCATTCGTGTGAATTCGCGGCCCAAGCTCTAGCGATAAGGCCTCGGGCCGACTCGCGCGCCGAGCCCGCTGCAACAGGGGCACGTCGGTTTCAACTTCAAAAGAATCGCTCCAGCGGTTTGGGGCGCAGCGACAAAAATAAGGGAGTGGCGACACTCCATCACCTCAATAAGGAGATTCGTCCATGTTCGAGTTTGGCTCAGGCACGCTCTTTGGTTTTCCCAGCGGTGGCAACACCGCGGCAAACCCCACTCCCATGCAGTTTGGAACCTTGCAGGATGTTTCGCTGGATATCTCCGGCGATGTCAAGCAGCTCTTCGGGCAGCGCCAGTTTCCGGAAGCCGTGGCGCGCGGCAAAATCAAGCTCGGCGGCAAGGCCAAGTTCGCCCGCATCAACGGTAAGATGCTCAATGATCTTTTCTTCGGGCAGACGCTTGGCGCCGGCATGAAGGGCGTGGCCGTGGACGAACCGCATGCGGTTCCGGCCATCTCGCCGTTCACCGTGACCATTACGCCGCCCAATGCGGGAACGTTTTTCTCTGACCAGGGCGTGCGTTACATTGCCACCGGAATTCCGCTGACCAGGGTGGCGACGGCGCCGGCGGTTGGTCAGTATTCTCTGGCGGGCGCGGTGTACACCTTCAACACCGG